TGTCTTCGGGCATTCCATTGCGTCGCTCTGTCTCTATCTGAGCTTCAGTAAGTACGCCTGTCTGAGCAACAGTGAGAACCTGATGAAACCAGTCGTCAGGATTCCTTCTAGCGATCTCAGCAAGTTCCCAGCCATGGTTCTTTCCCCGGGGAGTGTAGATGAACGCACACCAGCCACCATTTGCCGCAAGGATAGGTTTAACGAACTCGTACGCCATAGGATCCATGAGGGACCATTCACTAAAGACAATTCCTCGAGGGTTTGTTCCCATGATACTGTCGAACGAATCAGCCCCTATCAACTGAATAATGGACTGTCCTTTCGCACCTTTGATCCACACCTTCATCTCGGTATTGTTGGGATTACCGTCTATAATAGCCTTGGGAATAAAGTCGAGCATCCTTTGGCCGTTGTTAGTCATACCGTCCCAGATAACTCGCTTGGCTTGGGCAAATGTCGGCAGGAAGTAATAGTACACTCCCGGCTCAAGATACGCCCGCTTGATCATGTAATTCCAAAGAGTAGTGTCTTTCCCGCCACGCCTATGTACAACCCAACAGATGTTTCTTACGCCATCATCTAGCGCTTTCAATACATCTTCTTGGTAAGGCCGCGGTTCATACCCATAAGGTAGTGTTATTTTAGCCGTGATGCCTCCTTAGAACAATCCTTGCGTCTTTTCATACACAACCTTGCCCTGAGAAGTGACGCCAAATATCACGAACTGATCTAAGCCCATGTAAAAAGCATCTACGTACCTGAATTTCTTGTCTCTGTTACTGCCTTTTCTTCTCAGTAGCTTCAGTATCTCATCGCAAAACTCTTGGTCTGACTGTTCTGCGAATCGTTCACCCTTATCGTACTCGTACCTTTCTAATCGCTCTGATCCTTGCATTCCGCCTCTTTTTCTAGTAACTGTTCCTGCGTCAATATCTCTACGTCGAAATTCTTCAACAATTCATTCATCAAGTCTATATTCATTCTAAAGAACATAAGAAGCGTGCATATCTGTTCCAATGCTGAAATAGCCGTCTGCCCTTCATTCCTTTTCCTTCTAGCGGCTGAAGCTTTGAACAACTTCTCGCCTAACTCATCGATAGCTAAAAAGAACTCAGCAACTTCTTCCTCATCGCTAAAGCAACTGGCAATTTGATCGATCGTTTTGTGAGTGATATATGTGTATTGCTTCATGTTCCCTCGAAAGTTAAATCGCCGCAGGTAGGAATCGAACCTACTACAGAGGCTTTGGAGACCTCTCGCTCACCTTTTGCATCTTCTGCGACATATGATCCCAGCCGGACTTGAACCGACGCTAAGAGATTGAAAACCTCCTGTGCTAACCACTACACTATGAGACCCGTTGAGCTATTCCTGGTCGAGCATTTTAAGGATCTCTTCTATAACCTTACGAGGCTCTATCTGAGTGTAATCGTGTGTCATCGTTGCAGATACAAACTTAGCCATCACAAGCATGACGATTCTCTCGATCTGATCCTTAGTGACTTCGTAAACTTCTTTTTTCATATCATTTGCCTTTTTTGAGCATTTTCTCACCGTAGTCGCACACTTTATCACGCTTCTTGTCTGCCTTCAACAGATTACTTTCCTCGCGCGCAAGTTTCTTGGTGTCTTTCTGAATCTGCTTGATCTTCTTGTCCATCATTCCTCACTTGTTTAATCCACGTAATGTCTCAGCCAGGTGTGCTCGCTTCGCTTCCTTACCGCCTTTCTTCTCAGCCTCTTTCAACTTCTTCATCGGAATCTTCTTTCCCTGTGGCACGCCTAATTCTTTGTGTAATGCCCCAGGATGCTTGATTGCTCCTTGTATCCACTTATCTACCATGTCAGTCTCCTATCTCTCGTTGCAGGTACCAAAGCGCTTTAATAAGATCTGCCTGCCTGTTGTGTTTCTTCCCAGCACGAACGATGTATTTCACGACATTGCCTAGGTTGAAGTTCAAGTCAAACGCTTCTATCGCATCTATCGCTTGTAACCCGTCAGGGCTTTTGTAATACTCAGGCTCGATACGCTGCTTTAACAGGACCGTCCATGCATCTTGTAACTCGTCCATCTTATTTCTCGTAGTTGAGGTTAATGACTTTTAAACTGATTGGATGGTCTCCCAGCAAGTTCTCTTTAGATCTCACCACGACACCTTCTCTTTGATTGCCGTTCGGGTATGTTCCTTCTCCAAGCGTCCCTATGTTCTTTGCACTGAAACTATCACCCATTCCCACAACGTCGACCATGGCGAACTGAAGATCCTTGCACAATTCATTTAATTCTCCAAAGGTTAGGTATACTCTCTCTCTAATGTTGTAAGCGGAAAAAGCGTAAGCAGTTATCTCAGGCAGTCCCATGGGATTCTTCTGTATCTTTGGCCCGCAAGTCTCCCACTGCAATGCAATTCCCTCGGGCAACAGTTCCTTTAGCTTGTATTTGTTTGCCAGCTGCCAGTAACCGTTGTTGTCATCCTCAACCAACTCTAAGTTCCTGCTGCACACTCCAAATTCCCCGTTGTGTTTATATGCTGTCGTAGAGGAACCGTCCATCTTCGTCGTGATATAGTAACTTTTCCCCTCGAGTTCTTTCACCAAGTCAGAGTGTCGTTGCCAGTTGAGCTCATCAGTTTTAGGAACAAACGATGGGAAGTCACCCTTAGCGATACCTTGAAGATTCGCTGGTATTGGCTTGTAATACTTTTTAACACCAATCTCTTGTGTAATGTCTGTTCCTACGCCACCTTTAGGCATCGCAAGGAAAGTCTGCATAATCAGAACCTCACTCGGGACCCCTCGGAACTTGCACATCTTCACTCGCCATCCTCGAGACTCCATAAATCGAAACCCATCACACTCAGGTAAAAGAGCATCAGGTAGAAAAACAACACACAGATCGCCAAGCTTAAACTCTCCCTTTCTTACGACACCCTTCCACTTACCACCTTTACCACATACTACCGTTGCACTGAGAATTGCCGTAGCATCAGGTATCTCTTCCAACCAAAGCACTAAACCAACATACGCCAGACCTTTATCTTCCAAGTTTCCCCCTAGAATTATTATCAGACAGAACAATAACAGCTAAACAAAACGAAACAACAATGACAGAAATCACAAATCCAGCAATTAGAGGAGAAAATACCACCAGCCACGAGCACGCAATGAACTCGCAAAGCTTTAGAACGAACAATATCAAGAATGTCAGCGAAAATAACCCTAACTTCATCTAATCTCCTGTTAATTGAATTGAAATAGGCTCGTTCGAAGGGTTATAGCACCAATTCATGTGGGAAGCATTGATACAGAGCGTCCAACCTTCGTCGTAAATGCCGTAACCCTCGTGAATATGACCAAAAACGTGCAACTTAGGCTTGTGTGTGTCGATCCATTCCCTGAGATACTTACATCCGCAAGGGTCTTCCTCCTTGTTTCTGTCTAAAATACCGTACGGAGGGCCATGAGTTACCAAGATATCTGTGTCTTTGGGAATCTTTGCGCACACTTCCTTCATCTCTTCTGGCTCTTTCATGAAGTACCAGTCCATAAACTTAGGCGTCCAAGGTGTTCCCCATATCTTTAGCCCCATGAATTCCGTGCCTGTATCCTCCAAATACTCAATATCTAACGCGTGATCATAATGCGGAAACGTGTATAACCTTTTCTCGATCAAACCGTCATGATTCCCCGCGATAACAATCTTTTTCGTATAGTTTTGTGATTCCAGCCAGTCGTTAAAGATCCCATATTCATAGGCATAGTTCCGTACAGTAAGATCTCCCCCCACAATTAACAAGTCACCCCCAGGAAGATCCGGGTAAGAACCGTGCAAGTCGCTTATACAGGTGATTTTACAAGGCTTCATCTGCACCAACGTAAACAACATATTGAATCTGATCCTTGCGAATGAGAACTTGCTTATCTCCAGAGCCTACAGTCACCCATTTGCCGAAGTAAGAACAAACATGCTGCGTCAAGATCTCGTACTCAAGAACACTCTCAACCGCAAAGATTAAACGCCTGCCACCAACAGTTTCTAAAACGATCCTGCATCTCTTTTCTTCGCTCATCAATCCTCTTCAACCGTTCAATCAACTCTTCTATCAACTTGTTCAAGGCAAAGTCATTCTGTTCAAGCTTTTCATACTCAACTTCCACGAATGTCTCTTTCTTCTTCACAGCACCTACAAATGTGGGGAACCTTTCTTTCTTTCAAGGAGTCATGCGAAGGTCAACCAAAGGACATCTCTGTTCCCCACGAAACCATCTTCCCAAAATAACTCATAACATGCAAGAGAAAATTTAAACAGGCGCCCTAGGTAAGTAAGCCCAATGAGTGATGTAAGAATCTATAGCTCCCATCCTCCAACGAAGATCCTGCAAATCGTATCTAGACATGCACGCCCGGCCAAATCCCTTACGGTAGACAAGGAACCACCCAGCATCCTTCGCACAGTCCTCTTCATCAG